GGATATTTTCCTTCTTTTTCTACATACGCTTTGACAAATGCTTCTTCGATTGTGTGAAAATCGACCGGCATTTTTTTGGTTTCTTCCCCGTGCATAGTAGGAATGGTTACTTCAACCAAAGGCGCCCAAACGGCATAAACTTCGACCTTTTTCCCTTCATTAATTGAATTGGTAATATGATTCCAAACGCAGTAAGTTCTTGCACTCATGCCTTTTGCGAATCCAGAGAAGTAAGCATCATAGGTACCTTTGATACCACCTTTTGCTTGACTACCTCCAAGTTTGTGAATTTCTTCGTCAACGCATAATGCGTAAACTCGACCTCTCTCGTCTTTTTGCATTTCTTTAGGAAAGTTTTCATCCCATTCGAAACGCAGTTTTTTATCATGATCAATACGTCGAACTATTTCTCCAACCCTAACCATGTTTTTAACTTCTGAAATAATCATTGTCAAAATTCCTATAAGAGCGAGGGGATCCGAAGATCCCCTCTATAGTTAGTTAGGACGCCATAGCGGCCTTGACATACTTACCATATTTGTCATGGAACCTGTCAAAGTTCTTTAAGTCTTTAGGATTGAATGGTAGTTTGTAAGTGGAAATTGCAACCCTTACACCCATTACAACTAATTCAGTTTCAAAATTATCCATCATAAAACCAAAGAAGTTGTCAGCCATTGAATTCCAACCCTTTTCTTTCTTATTGAATGCTTCTTGAAGTTCATAACACATACTTACGGTTAACGAGTACATAGCACTGATATCAGTAGCCTCCATACTCTTTACCTTGCCATTTAGTATGTCTGTTGGATTTGGCAGTTTCGAAGCAACCTTACGGTGTGCCGCAAATTTTACTGCCAAGCCTTCTCCGACGGATCCTGCCACGAGGTCTGTCAACGTATTTTCAGGCAGGTCGTCAGCGAGAAGTTCTGACACAAAACTCCATGAACGTGGAGTTGCGAATGCACGTGAACTTGACTTAGGATCAAAGTCATATAGATCCTGTTTAGCAAATGTCAAGTAACCAACTACATCCGAGTGAATCTTGTTTTCGGTTGCCCAAATTAACCAGTCTTCAAAGTCCACTCGCATTTCTAAGTGTACAAACCGGTTAGCAAGTGGTGCCGGCATACGATAAGTTACACCCTTATCAGTTTCACGGTTACCAGCGGCAACGATCATTACGTTACTAGGTAGTGTATAAGTACCTACCTTGCGATTAAGAATAAGTTGATATGCCGCCGCCTGTACAGCAGGAGCCGCCGAGTTCATCTCATCCAAAAATAGAATAATTTTTTTGTGTTTTTTAGCCAACTCAGCATCTGGAAGTTCAACTGGTGGTGCCCATGACATAACATTGTCATTTGCATTATAATAAGGCATACCCTTAATATCAGTTGGATCCCACAACGACAAACGAATGTCGATTACGTGTGCTTCTAGTGAGTCACCAATTTGTTTAATAATATCTGATTTACCAATGCCTGGAGGACCCCATAAAAAGATAGGACGCTTCAGCATCATTGCGTGTTGTACAGCCACCTTCGCTTCATTAGGTGTAACTGAACGATTTTCTGTTGTTTGTGTTGACATATTTTACCTCTCTGTTTTAACTAACTATATGTATATAATACACTCATTAGATAAAATGTCAACCGGATTTTTCCAATTTTTTTATTAGAATCTATCCAAAATGAAAAATTATTCTAGTTCTTTAGCCATAGCACGAGCAAGACCGTACTGCTTGATATCGCCTGCAAACATCATAAGATTTAATGCCATTTTTTCCGAAAATACGCTAATTTTCTTTTTGGTAACATAGTATGGACAATCAATAAATTTGTCCAAATACAAAAATACTTGTGGAGTAAATTGTATATCATTGGGAAATTGTATGTCGTAGTTTTTTAATTCTGCTCTTTTAGTAGCAAACTCGAAACCTTCTTTGGTTAATCGTAACCCTGCATCGCCCTTGCTTCTAATATTTTGCCACCACATCACGTGATGCTTTTTGACATGATCATCGTCAATTGACATTTCAGATGCTAATAAAAATGTTCGGGTGTATGCTTCTTTTTTATCCATTTTCTACTTCACCGCTAGTCAATCTAACAACACTAAATTCTTCTGTCTTAAATGTTGCGTTAAGTTTCTTAGCAAGATTATGAGCATGACCAGGATTGCTAAAAGAAACCTTTTTGTATTTTGGACCGGGTGTAGGCGAAATGGAATTTGAACTTTTTAAGTTAAAAGGTTTACCTTGAAAGAACACCGCCCATATGGCTTCCGCGGCTAGAACTTCCTCAGATCTAAATGTATTTTTATCAGTGTATTTCAACAATACGGTTGGTTTTGGTCTACTCATATACGTAATCCTTTATTAACTACGTATATATTTAGTCTAGTTTCTTATAATTTGCCACCATCCATGTTAACGGTAATGGTTTCTTCTTGTGTGGGTTTAGAGTCTTGCAGTTCAACTAGACGTGCAAGTACCATGCTAATACCGTCTGCTAGATCTCTGTATTCTCGGGCAGTTAGTCTAAGTTCTCGTTGCTGTGTTTTAGTAGCGATTCTAGCAGAATCAAGGAATGCTTCTATTGCTACGGTATTAAGAGGATTTCGAGACATTTGCTAGTACCTGTTTCATTTCTAATTCTGTTGTAAAAGGACCCTTGAACTCGTACCGTTGCAAGGTAATAAGTTTAGGACAAAAACTTTTAACCCATCCTTTAGCAAAGCGTATTGTATAGTATCCTGCACAATACAAACTTTTACTTTTTCTTGATTTACTAAACAAGGGCAAACCCTTCTTTACATCATATAACGGATTAAAAGGTCGTGTGCTTGTAGGATAGTTATAAACTTCATTTGGTTGAGTAAACTTTTGAATTTTTTCTTTTGATGTTTTTTCAAAAAAGTTTTCTCCAAATGTTTGATAAATGCTTTCTTCGTTATCAAATCTAATTTTGTCCAAACCTCTAATGAAGTAATAACAATTTGTATCCTTTTGTAAAGTTCCGACTTTTTTACCGTTGTCCTGAACTATCCAAAATTTATTAGGCACTAATTGCTTGGCTTGCATATTCACCTCCATATTTTGCATTTAGTGGTTCTGCATAAGATTGTGCTTGTTCAGTAATCTTAACAAGATCATATGAACCGGCAAACTTGACTAATCTTACGCCAACCTGTTGAATGTTTTTATCTGCAGAAATTCCTTCTGCTATTGTTGCAGTAATTAAATCTTTAATATCTTTTGGTTGTGCAGTTAAATCACATAATATTACATTGCGAGTGTAATCATCTAGCACACGATGTTCTTTACCTTCATGATCAACCCAACGTTGTAGCATTAGGTTATTCCAATTGTAACCTTTACTATTTCTATCTTCAAATGCTTCTTGTAATCCAACTTTATTTTTTGTACCTTTTACACGAACACCTGGATATGCACTAAACACATTATCACTTGTATCACCACGCATACATTTTTCAAACAACAACCATTGTGGGTTAGGTGCAGGCTTTTCTTCTTTTGTTTTTTTATCTATCACACGTTTACCTTTTTCATCAAAGTATCCTTCGTGTGTAATAGTTGTTTTCATTACACCGTTATATTGTTTTACATTAGGTGCAATAAGTTGTGCAAAGTCACCATCTGTACTAATGATAACATGATTGTCATTAGGATGTGCTTGAATCCAACCAGCAATTAAGTCATCTGCTTCTAATTGTGGGTGTTGAAGTACCGTTGCGTTAGTTTTATTAATAAGAAAGTCTTTTAATTCATCAAATGTTTCCCAAAAGATTGTTTCTTCTTCTTGTTGTGCTACCGTTAGTGCATCGCGACTTTCCTGTCTATTGCGTTTATAAGGTGCATAAAAGTCCTTACGCCAACTACGACCTTCTAAGCAGAATACAACATGACTGCCGTCAAAGTCTTTCCATGCCTTTCTAATACTTTGTAATGTAGTATGTAAAGCCATGCCAATTTTAAGTTCGGCATCACCTCTTACGGCGTGTCTAGCACGGAAAAATGTATTTGCTGTATCTACTAATATATATGTCATGTGTACCTTATCTCTATTGCCTTATCTAAATCTTCTGTAGGTGTAAATGTAAAATCAAAAAGATCAAAAGCAATGCTTACTCGCTTTGTATCTTCTTGGTGTTCTGAAACGCTGTGTAAAATATAACTCGGAAACATTGTTAATCCACCCTTAACGTTATCGATACCCATCTTCACATTTTCATCTACTGGACTAAAGTATAACGTCTTTGTCTGGTAGTTGTCAAGATGTAAATTTCCACTTAGGTAAGAATAGTTTCGTCCGCCATGTCCGTGTTTATCAATTTTTTGCCCCTTACGTACCACATTTGCCCAACTAAAAAGGTTTAAGTTTCTTATAGTAGTTGAGTTTGTTTGCATCATTAAAGCGTATTGATCCTTGATCCAGTTTAGCAAGTTTTGGAATTCAGGTACATCTTTGGTAATCTCAAAAAGATTATAGGACATATATTGTCCTGTTAAACTATTTTCACCTAATCCTGTACCACCGTCGTCGTCTTGATCGTTTTTAAACTTATCAATAATATTTTGCTCATTGTCAATTAACCATTGACGTATAACATCAATTTCGGCTGGGTTAGGATATATAGAATTCCAAAAAGGAATATTCCACGTAGGCGCATATTCATTATGAGGATGTACACTTTTCCAAAAGTTTAACATTAACTAACCTCTGATTTATTATCGCCTAATGGTTTCACATTTACAAATCCAGCACCCATAGGAGTTTCAGGAGTTGCTACTCCTTCTTGTTGTGCAATATTACCGCATAACTCCTTAAACCAAGCATCAACAATTTCTTCTTCAGAATCGCCTTGATAGCCATTTAATCTTAAATCACGTACAAAATATTCATTCCAATCAAGTTCAAAAAATCCATTACGTGGATTTTCTTTCTTCATTTCTACGTTAAGAACTGCTATATAAGGCTCTTTCTTTTTAGTTGCCTCTGTTTTTGCATCAGTTGTTTTTTCTTTGCTTATGGTTGCAGGAATATGATTTTTGTTGAAAAACTTTTTAATTTTATCCATCATTTACATATACCTCCTAATTTTTTCAAACTCTTCGTTTGAAAGTTCTTTTGATTTCTTTTCTTTTTCCATTATATCAAGTGCCCCAGGCGTTGCCGAATATGTCGACATGAAGTCTGGGTGTATATCTCCAGCCTCGCTCCATTGCCAATTCGGCGACTCGTCTAGTGTTGAGGCTGTACTCTTCCGATCTACCACCGAGCGGCATAACGTATACAGGGCAATTGATCCCTTCTTTACGATATTCACTAACGGCTTGAGCAACTTCATCCACATCATGTTCGTCAGCAACAACAAATTTAAAATACATATTAGTACCAGGTACGTCATAGTAAGACCTAGCAATTTCAGGCTTGATAGCAGTATCCCAAGGCTCTCCACTAACGGAAAGTTTCGGACTGCATGACCATGTAATTTCGAATCTGTCTTGAGATCCAAGGTAGTCTCGGAAATCATCTCTAAGTTGTTGAGTAGTATTTGTTTCAAATGTAACATTTTTTAAGTCTCGCATTCTAGGATGGTCAAACAGATCAATGTATAACCTTTGCCACCCTAACAAAGGTTCACCGCCGGTTAAAATAAAATGAACATCCTGTCCGTTTGACATTGTCCATTTGCCTTCAGGAGTTAAACTAAGAACATAGTCTACAACCTCATCAACGGTATGATCTTTCATGTACTTTTTAAATTCAGGATAGATACTTGCATACGTGTCACAGCCTGTGTGAACAATAGGCAAATCCTCGAACTTATTTACCTTATCTAAAATACCATTGTCTAATAGTGCTTTAACTTCTGGATTGTATTTGATGCCTTGTTTTAATTTTTCTTCTCTATTAGGATGCTTGTCCAAACCAAAGTTCATACATCTAAAGTTACAACCAAATGTACGCAAGAACACAGAAGGCACACCAACAAAGCGTCCTTCTCCTTGCACACTATAAAATGCTTCACTATATCTTAATTTCATTTATTAGTACTCCTATTATATATTATAGTGTTTATTTAGGTTTTTGTCAACCATTAACATCCGACAGATTCTTCAAACATGTCCATTTGTGCAACGTCTTTTGGAGTATATTTCTGTTTTTCTGGAATAACTCCGCGAACACCGCCTCTTGGATCAGACATATCGCCTTTTCTTCTAGGTATTAAGTGTACGTGTGGCCACATAACGGTTTGTCCTGCTTCAGTACCTACATTTTGTCCAATGTTATATGAATCACAATAACCTTTTTGTACCCAATCATAACCCCAAGCATAAGCGGCTTTATAACATTTTGATAAATGATCCCAGTCTTCTACCTTAGGCACAAAAAGAACGTGTCCTTCAGTAACTGGAAATCCGTCTTTGAATACGGTAAAATC